AGCCTGAAGAAGACCAAACAGCAACAGACGGAAAAGATAAACGAGGCGACAACGCAGATAACTCCAAAGGTAGTAAGACTAAAAAATTAGGCGGAGGGTTTTTAAATGGTGCCCTTAAGGCAACTCCAGAGAATACCGTAATTCTTGCTAGTACAGGAGCAACTGCTGGCATTACAATAGACAATATAGAATTAGTCACAGTTTCAGGTGGCCCTAATAGTGTTGTTAATAAAACATGCGAGTTCGAAATAATACAGCCTGGTGCGGCATCGTTTCCAGACATGATTACAAGAGCCCAAACATATTTAGGTATCCCTACAGAAACAAAGGATTTTCCTATGTTTTTAGAGATATCATTTAAAGGTAGAACAGAGACAGGAGGTGATCCTCAAAAACCTGATTATGATGACATAGATGGAGGCGGAGAGATAGTAGCAGACATAGTAGGACCATTTATCTATAAACTTGCACTAAAACAATTTAGTATTAACATAGATCAAACAGGTAGTAGATATCAATTTGATACAGTAATAACAGACGAATATGCATACAGTCCACAACTAAAAGCATTACCAATACTAACAACAACTGTAGGTAGTACTATAACCGAACACATAAAAGGTCCTACAGGATTAGAAGTGCTTTTAAATGACCAACTGCAATCATCTGCAGATAAGAATGCAACACCAGACATAATAGAATTTGATTTAAGTGGGTTAGTAGCCGCACAACAAATAGACCCTAAAGAAAAACAAGGAATAGATGATTTTTCAAAAGGCATTAATTTAAGTGCATTTAATAAAGCAAAAGATACAGTTAATGATATACTAAACACACCTAATCCAGTAGACAGAATTGCCAAACAAGTACGAGGTACAGTAGGTGATCTTAAAAACGAATCTAAGAAACAATCAGGAATAGCAGAAAATTTAATAATAGATGAAACATTAAGCACAACAGAAACAACCAGTATTCAAAGTGTTCCTGGCTTAGACGAAATAGACAAGCCAAATGCCGAAGAATTAGAGCAAATAATTGAAGAAAACAAATCTAGTGGGTTTGTTAAGAAAGTTGATACAGGAAAAATAGAATTAGTTGCAAAACGAGGCTTAGGTATAAACGAATATTTTGAAATGTTATTGTCTATGAACGATGAGTTCTTTACTAAGATTAGTAAGGTAATAAATCCAGGTGAACCATTTGTAAAAGAAGACCAATCTAAAACATCAACATATAAACTATCGATGAATTACGAAGTTGTTGAATTAGAATATAATCCAACAAGAAGGAAATATGTTAAAAAAATAATCTATAAACCTGTACTTGTAAAAACACAACAAGTTACTGCATTGACATCTGAAGGATTAATTTATAACCCAGAACAAATGGCTAAAGCAGTTAAAGAAATGCAAATTAAGAAAGCATACCATTATTTGTTTACTGGTAGAAACGACCAAATAGTAAATTTAGATATTAACTATAATAAAGGACTAGACTTTTTATTACCAGTTGCAGGAGGCATGGTTGGAGATCCTGTGCTTAATACACGACATTCTTCTTCAGTTCCTGTTCCAGCAAGTGAAGATAGTAATGCCATCAATGAATTATTTGATAAGGTTGAAAAAGTCAAAGATGCAAAAAAATTATTCGATCTGTTCAAAGGCAAAGATGATATTCTAGGAGGAATAGCAGGCATATTAGGTTTTGATTCTAACACAGCAAAGAACCTTTTAAACGACATAAATTCTTCTAGTGCAAAAGCATTTGCAGGTATGCTACAAGATAAAGTTACAAGAGAAAGTATATCTAATTTATTACTTAATAAAAAAGGTCCATCAAATCAATCTGGTACTAACACGGAAAGCGATAATCAAAGAATTGTAGACGGAAGTGAAGATTATACTCCTACTCCTAGTGGGTATGTGTATGGTGTTGACCTCCTAGGAGGCTCAAAACATGCTGAAGAATTATTGCAAAAAGAGTTAGCAAAGCGAACTAGCGAAAACGTAAAAGAAAGCGATGCTGAAAAAGTATCTTCTGGTCCAGTAGCGGCTGGAAAAGAAGGCTATACAAATTCACATGTAATGGGAGCCCCACAAAAAAGTAATAGAAACTCCTTAATGGCATATTTGTTTCAACAACAGAATTCAGGTAGATTTTTGGTAGACCTTAATATGGTAGTCAGAGGAGACCCGTGGTACTTAGGTCAGCCAAATGATAAACTATTTCATACACAAGAACTATCTTTTGGTAATGATGCTAATTCTAAAAGTAGCGATGCTGACGGTATTACTACATCAAGAAAAGATAATTTTTTATTATTAGAAATTAATACTCCTAGATATTTTGATTTAAATGTAAAAGATGAAGACAGTAATACTGGAAAATGGTATAGTGACGGAGAAGAAGGAACGGCATATTTCTTCTCAGGTGTTTATAGAATATTTACTGCAACATGTAGATTTCAAAATGGTGTGTTTACTGTTGATGTTGCAGGAGCAAAAGAAACAGCAATCGATATAAGTCAATTAAAACCTATGGTAGAGTATGATATGACTCTAGAAGAAAAAGACTTCCTAAGAGATAGACAGTCGGCATTCCAGTCTGAAACAGACTCTGATAAAAATAAATCACCTGCATGGATAAATGGTTACTTTACAGGAGATAGAATTGTAGCAGGTATACGAGAAGGAGACCCAGTAACACTACAAGATTTACTTGAGAGAGGGATAATTAATAGTGACGAAGCCGCGGCATACGAGTCATGGCAAAGGGATAAAGGCAGTAATTAAGTATGGGTATGGACGGTAAAAATGACGGAATGGTTAATGACAATATCCGTTCAAGTAAAAATTTAACAGAAAAAGCGGAAGGCCTATCTAATATACCGCCTGGTATATATTCTGGTGTTGTTAATGGAAATTCATCTAATAGAAGAGACGGCACAATAAATGTTTTTCTCGATAACTTTCATAAGTCCCCGGCAAACAAAGCAGGTATAGGCGGCATCCAGGCCAGGTATGCTGGTCCATTTTACGGCAACATGAATATTAATAAAAATATAGATGATCCTACCGAATCTATAAAACCTATGACTAGTTACGGTATGTGGACACAGGCTCCTGAACCAGGCAACAGAGTACTAGTTGCTGTAGTAGATGGTAAGATAAAATCAGCATTTATTGTAGCCTATTATAATCTAACAGAAAAAAATAAAATGATACCAGGTAATGCTGGAGACCTAACTTATCAGGCTGATAGTTACTTTCTACCAACTGTAGAAAAACAACCAAAAGATCAAGGCGTAACAAATAATAAAGAATTATATCCAGTTAATAACCCTCTATCAAAGACCATAGTAAATCAAGGCTTAGCATTAGATCTAGTACGAGGCATAAGTTCATCTAGTGCTAGAAGAGAAGATGCTAGTAACATATGGGGTGTTTTAACTAAAGGCAGAAAAAATATAGATGGAAAAATCACACATGCTGGCCATAGTATTGTAATGGATGATGGTGATGGTGATGCAAATAGTAAAAACATAAGAATTAGAACTGGTGGCGGAAATCAAATATTATTAGATGATGATACAGGTGTAATATACCTCATAAACAAATCAGGTAAAGCATGGGTTGAATTAGGAAATGATGGCTCTATACATTTCTTTGCTGATAAAGATATAAACTTTAGAGCAAAAAATAATTTTAATCTAAGAGCAGATAAAAATATTAATATTGAATCAGGACAAGACATTAACATTATGGCGGCTGGTGATAACGATGCAGACGGTTATAGAGGTAGAGGCGGAATAGCAGGTGTACTAGGATTAGACAGCACTGGTTTTGGCCATATAAAATTACACTCAAAAGGTTCAACAAGTTTGCTATCAGAAAAAAGTGCTCAATTTACTGCACAGGCAGGTGATATAGAATTAAGTTCTAGTGGTAGGATAATGAATGACACAGGAAAATTTGATGTTGTTGCAAATAATATCTTTAATCCTGCACTAGGAGGAATAAGTTTAGCAACAACAGGTTCTGCTTCAATTGACAGTTTACTTGGCTCAAGTATGAAAAGTGTTGCTATCACAGAGGTTAGAGGTGCTACGGTACAGTTAAACAGTTTACCAGCAGTTCCTCCACCGCCACCGTTGCCACCAAAGGCACAAGCGGCTACACCTCTACAATTTTCTAAAAAACAAGATCAAAGTAGAAAAGCACCTGAGTATAATGATTCAGGAGAAGGGCCAATTTTACCTACAGGAGGTAAACGTCCTGAGAAAGGTGATAAAATAGAAACTATAGTTAGTCAACTTATAACAGCAGAGCCATGGAGCGGTCATGTAAATTATGATCCTGCAGGTGATAAAGATGATAAAAACAAAAAAGAAGATGTATCAGTTGATAAAGAATTACGACCCGGACAAATAGACCCTACTGATAGTGTACCTGCAGATGTAGACACTCCAGAAGGAACAAAATTAGGTACAAAATTTTCAGATACAGTAGGTGATATAAAAGATAAAGTCTCAGGCGTAACTGATGCTTTATCAGATGCTAGAGGCGTATATGAAGATGTAATAGGAAATCCAATTTCAGCATTTTTATTATCCGGTGAGTTAAACCTTAATGGTCTAGAAGCAGGTAAAAAACTTGCATCGTTAATGGGTATTACATTGCCTAAACTTCCTTCATTACCATTCCAAGCACAAATTGACCAACTACAAGATAAAGTTAAACAATTAGTAAACTTTGATAAACTTAAAGGTATGTTTAGTTTAGACTTTTTAAATAATTTGCCGCTGGATATTAAAGATAAAATGGCACAATTAGATCTTGGTAATATAGAAAATGCTATTTCAGGCAGTTTAGAAAAGCAGTTTGGAGTTGGTGGCGATGCAGTAGATAACTTTAAAAAATCTGTAGGTGCTAACATAGGAGCATTTAACGATGCAAAAGCAAAATTTAATCAGATAACAGGAAAAGGATAATGGCAGACATTACAGATACATATTTACAAGTATTGATGGATTTAGATAAAGCAGGGTATACCATGGACGTTGATGGTGGAAGTATTATTTTTAGAAACAAGAAAACAGGAATGACGTATGTCGATGTAAATAACGGAGTAGGACCTAAAGCAGAAGAACTAATTTTTAATGCAGATTTAACATTCATAAGTGAGCAAGTAAAGAATCTTGTAAAAGTACCATTAAACGAATATCAATTTACTGCACTTACAAGTTTTGCACATCACATAGGAATAGAGAATTTTTCAAATAGCGGTGTTCTAGAATCTCTTAATAACGGCAGGTACGAAGATGTTGTTAGCAAAATGCAAAGATGGAGAACTGGTACTAAAGGACCAAACACTAGACCTACAGTCAGAGAGGATTATGTACAAAGACGTCAGTTTGAAGCAGAGTTATTTTCTACACCTGGTTGGTTAGACATACAAGCAGAGTTGGATCAATATATAAACATGCATCAAGGAACCACATTATCCTTCAAGCAACAACGTGAAATTCTTATAGGAATAAAAGATAGGGCATATAGAAAAGCAGGTATATTTAGAACTGGAAGCCAACCAGTGCTACCGGACCAAAAAGATTCTATCGACTAAGACTCTTAACTTCTTTTTTTAGATCAGCATTTTCAACTAATAATCTATATTTTTGCTCTTGCTCATCGGCAACTGCTTTTTCTAATAATTCTATATGAGATTTAAGATAGTTGTTTTCTTTATTTTTTTCAACTAGTAAGCATCTGAGTTCTTCTTCTAGTGTGTTATTAAGGTCTTTTGTAGTTAAATTTTGCATATTTTACCATTTTGAATGTAGTACTATTTAAACAATTTTTATGTAATCTACATTATACAGTACATTTTTGATTAAGTCAAGTCTTATTAAAACATCTTTTAATACTTTTGATAAATACAAGTATGGCAATTTTGTTTAAAGGATTCAGTACAGCAGATAAAATTAGGGCACCTTATACTCTAGTAGATTCTGAATTAGTGAAGAGAGATTTATTAAATCAATTGTATACAAAAAAGGGCGAAAGAGTTATGCGTCCTGAGTACGGTACAATAATTTATGATCTATTAATGGATCCTAATATTCCAGAATTAGAAGAAATAGTAAAAGAAGATATTGAAAGAATAATAGATGGTGAGCCTAGAGCAACACTTGATAATATTAATATATTAATTGGTGACCATTCAATAAGAGCAGAAGTTACAATTAGTTATGTTATGTTAAGTAGCAGTGAAACACTTTTTGTAGAATACATATCTCAGAGTGGAGTTTAGTAAATGGCTATTGTAAATAGACAAAATAATTTATTTGCGGCAGAAGACTGGAAAGTTGCCTATAAGGCTTACAGTCAAGTAGATTTTCAAGCATATGATTTTGACTCTATTAAGACTTCTCTTGTAAATTATATAAAAACAAACTTTCCTGAAAACTTTAATGACTATATTGAAAGTTCTGAATTTATTGCAATTATAGAATTACTTTCGTTTTTATCACAAAGTATTGCATTCAGAATGGATATCAATACTAGAGAAAACTTTTTAGAAACAGCAGAAAGAAGAGACTCAGTATTTAAACTAGCAAGAATGTTAGGATACAATCCTAAGAGAAATGTTGCGGCTAGTGGACTTATGAAACTAGTATCCGTAAAAACTTCTGAACCATTAACAGATAGCCAAAATAACAGTTTAAATAATACAACAGTATTTTGGGACGATGCCAACAATCCAGACAGTTACGAACAATTTATAACAATTCTAAATGCTGGTATGAGTTCTACTAATAGATTTACTGCACCTATTAAAACAGGTTCGGTTAGCGGTGTGCCAACAGAAATGTATCAAATTAATACAACTATAGGTTCACCTATTGCATACAGTTTTACAATTAATAGCAATGGCACTAGTAGACCATATGAAATAGTTAACGGTAATTTTAGTGACAACGGATATTTTTATGAAGTATCACCTGATCCTCTAGCACCGTTTAATTTCTTTTATAGGAATGATGGTTTAGGCTTAGCAAGTGACAATACTGGATTTTTCTTAATGTTCAAACAAGGAACATTACAATTTCAAGATTTTAATTTTACATCTCCAACAGAAAATAGGATACAAGATATAGCAGTAAACGGTATAAATGAAACTGATGTATTTGTTCAAGAAGTATCCACAGGTGGCACGGTGTTAAATCAATGGGCAAAGATACCTAACACAGTAGGGCAAACACTAAACTATAATAGTAAAAGTTTAAACACAAGAAATTTATATGCTATTGAGAATTTAAACAACGATGGTGTTAGATTAAAATTCCCTGATGGCAATTTTGGTAACATTCCTACTGGTATTTACAGAGCCTGGTATAGAACAAGTGCAGGAGACAGATTTAGTATACAACCTGATGATGCAAGAAATCTTTCTATATCAGTTCCATATACAAATGGTGCAGGAGACGATTATTTATTAACACTTGGTTTTGAATTAAAATCTAGTGTAAACAACAGTTTACCTGCAGAATCAATAGAAAACATTAAAGCAAGAGCACCTCAAACATTCTATACTCAAAATAGAATGGTATCAGCACAGGATTACAATGTATTTCCTTTAAGTCAAAGTTCTAATATTTTAAAGTTAAGAGCAACAAATAAAACACATGCAGGGCATAGCAGATATATAGATATTAATGATCCTACTGGAACTTTCCAAAGTGTAAAGACTTATACAGAAGATGGTGTTATTGCACAAAAAGATGCATTTTTAAATAAATCATTAATTGTAAATGAAAACAATTCTGCATCTACAGTGGTAAGAAATATTTTACCAACATATTTTAAAGAACAAAATTTAAACAACTTTATGTATAATAAAGTTAGACAAACTTATCAAGCAATTAGACCTGCTGTTTTAAATACAACAGGACTAGTTATAAGTTGGAAACCTTTGCCTGTTAAAGCAAAAAATAAAACAGGTTACATGCTACAAACAGTTTACGATACTGATGGCAGTGGTGCAATAGATAGATCAGATGTTGTAGTAAACAACAATCCAAGTTTTTCAGGTCTACAAGTTTTCCAGGAGAATAACTTTGTAAAATTTGTTAATCCAGATATACCTTCCGAATATAAATGGGTAAGAATAATTGACGTACAAAATAATGGTGCGTTAGCAAGTGGTCTTAGTACTAGTGTAGGTCCGTGGTCATTGAGTGCAGACGTAAACGAAGATTGGAGAGCATACGAAGTTATTACAACACTTAGAAAAACATTTACACCAAGTGAAGAACAAGCATTAGTTTCTCAGATAAATGATAAGAAAAGTTTTGGATTAGGATTTAACATAGAAACAAACGAATTTTATATAATTACAAATTCAAACTTACCTGCATTAGATAGAGATACAGATAATACTACAACTAGTACATATGGTATACAAAATATAGGTAATGCAGAAGATAACAGTTGGTTGCTCAAATTTGATTACACTCCGATCGATAACACTAGTTGGAGATATAATATTACAATTAGAGGCATAGAATATATTGCTGAAAGTAAAAATAATTTAAGATTTTATAATGTAAATAGTGTAAAAGTTACAGATAGTACAACAAAAGCAACAAGAGATAAAATTGTCTTAAACACATTAAATTATAAACCATCTAATGATGAAGAGTTTTGGTGGAGCGACAAACCGAATGTTGTAACTAAGGTTGCAGACGGTATAGGTGATTCGTGGCAGAGTCAAGAAAATAATGCATTTTACGAACCTAATGGCGTCAACCCAATGATACCAATAAAATCTAGAGATGCTAAATGGAGTGATATTAGAATTAAATGGCAAAGTAACTTTGGTATACTCTCAGACGATATTTCAAATCCAGGCGACTTAGCATCAATTATTTCTAAAGACAGATTTGTCGATGAAGCAATAGTAGAACTTAACACATTTTTTGATGACCCACAAGGAAACGCATTAACACCTAATGTTACAATTTCAAACTTTAGTGGTGCAGTATCTAAGTTACCAATAAATTTCCAAATAGAATTTTCAAATACTACATTTGGAACAAATATTTTAACTGGTAGTGAAGGCAATATTACATATAAACAATTAAATCCAGATACAAACATTGTAGAAATATATCATGGTAATAATTTACAAGTTGGCGGAAATGTTTATTCATATGGTGCCACTGGTGCTGTATACAATGCTTCAGCAATTGGTAGTGTAGTATTAGTAGATGCGAATGCTACTGCTGGAACAGGAACAATACAATACAACGACTTAGATGACAATAATCATCTATACGCATCAGATTCTGTAGGTGTTAGTAGAGATAAAATTACTGTAAGTTATCTAAACAGTAGAGAAAAATTAGAAAACAATATTGAATGGGACATTATAGGCCCATATCAATATGAAGATGGATACACTGATCCTAGTAAAGTAAAAATTGCACCTGTAGACACAGACGGTGATTTAGTACCAGATAGACCGCAACAGTATGATGAATTTGTAGGACAAAATGATTTAGTTATATACGAAAAAGTTACAGACTTCGATGGTTACGAATACGACAGGCCAGTATCAGGTGGTATAGTAGATTATAGATCAGAAACAACATTAGACACAACTCAATCAGAAACATTGTCAGCAGGAAGTTTTGCAAACCCAATAGATATTGCTAGTATTAATTGGCTTATTGTAGATACACTTTCAGTTGCAGAACTATTAGAAAATGTTATAGGAAAATATAAAGACATATTAGTATATGTTGTAGACGAAAACAATGTTTACAAATGTGCAGAAAGTACTACAACACCAGGTACAATAAGTTTGCTTTTAGTAAATAAAGATTATTTTGTAAGAAACGGTAGAGCAGAAACACAAAATACTCTAGAATCAAATCCAGTACCAGTTGTAATGAAATGGGATCATAGAGCACCAAACGATGTAAGAATAGATCCTAGTATTAGTAATGTTGTAGAAATGCTTGTATTAACAAATAACTACTACTCACAAATTTTAAAATATACAAATGTAGCAGGAACAGAATTTCCATTAGCACCGACAAATGAAGAACTATCAAATGAGTTTTTATCGTTAGATCAATTTAAGAGTGCAAGTGATGTTATTGTTTATAAAAGTGCAGAATTCAAAAGATTGTTTGGAACAGATGCTGACACAAGTTTACAAGCAAAATTTAGAATTGTAAAAATACCAGGTTCAAGTTTAAGTGATAATGAGATTAAATCTAGAGTTATACAAACATTCAATCAGTATTTTAATATTAATAATTGGGAATTTGGTGAAACTTTTTACTTTACTGAACTAGCAAGTTATGTTCATCAGCAACTAGGTAATACTATAGGAAGTATAGTAATTTTACCAAAAAATACAGCAGGCAGTTTTGGTGATTTATTCCAAGTAAAATCTGAACCTTACGAGTTGTTTTTAAGTACAGCAACAGTTAATGACATAGAAATAGTAGAAAAAATTAGTTCACAAACATTAAGGGCTGACAAATAGTGGCAGATAAAATTTATACACAATTACCTAATGTACACCAAACAAGTGCAATAAAAAACTTCTTTGAAAGTACAGTAGAGCAATTATATTCAAAAGCAAATGTTGTAAATATATCTGGTTTTGTAGGTTCTAAAACATCTGAAGATCATAATGTAAATGGTGCATTTATATCTGAACCATCAGTAGAAAGATCCTACTATAGTTTAGCACCCACAGTTAATACTATCAACTTAACCACAGGTGAAAGTGAAAACTTTTTGTTCTACGATGAACTAATTAGTATTTTCAATACATTTGGTATTGACACTAAAAATCATAATAAATTTTTTAATAGTAATTTTCAAACATTTTTACCGCCTATCGATGTAGACAAATTTGTAAACTATCAAGAATATTTTTGGGATCCTACTGTACAAGCAAATATTAGTAGCATATCACAGGCAAATCCTTGTATAGTTACAACTAGCACTAGTCACGGTTTTGTAACAGGGACCAAAGTAAGTATATCAGATGTAAGCGGAATGACTGAAATTAATAACAGTTCATTTTTTGTTAGAGTACTTACAGATACCTCAGTTGAATTATATACCGATAATGACTTAAGACTTACTGCAAATACACAGGGATATAGTTCCTTTACAAGTGGCGGTAGTATAGAACATAAAGGCGGACCAGATATTATTACCATTAATGGGTCTGCTAGTAATCCAATAGATATTGATAATGATATTATAGGTAAAACATCTTACACAGACCCTAATAGTAGCACAAAATTTGCAAATGGTCAAGTAATTAAATTTAACGGCGACTATGTTATACCTCAAAATAAAATAGATATAGAATATATAGTTGAAGGTGTAGGCGACAGTATTCAATTAGTTAAGAAAAACTTAAATTTTGGTAATTTGTTTAATCCAAATCTTACTACAAAAAATTATTATACAATTGGCAGAGGTGCTGGAAACGAAAATATTTGGAGTAGATTAAACTTTTGGTATCATGAAAGTTTATATACAAGCAATGCACCTGTAAGTTCTGCTAGAGCAGTAAGGCCTATCTTAGAATATGATAAGAATCTAGAGATGTATAATCACGGCACAACATCTAGAGGCAACGTAGATATTAATGCAGGTAACTTAAAATTTGAAAATGTAAACGGCTCACCAGAAGAACAGTCTATAGATGGTGTAAATCTTACTAACGGCACAACAATTATTTTTCCAAAAGATAATATAGATATTGCAAAACATGTTTATAATGTAAGCATTTCAGCAAATGTAATTAATTTAAGTGTAGCAACAGATCCTGTAACATCTGCAAACTTTACATTAGCCAGTAATGATACAGTAACAGTTGTTTCAGGAACAGCACATAAAGGTAAAGATTTTTATCTTACATCAACTGAACTTACTGAAGCACAGAATAAATCTACTGCAAATCAGGCTCCGTTATTCAAACTGTATAACGATGAACTAAAATATTTAGGCAATGAATCACTTTATCCTTTAAATAATTTTACTGGTAGCAAAATTTTTGCACACAAATTAGGCACAGGAACTAACGATGCAGAATACGGATTTCCTATAAGTTTTAAACCTTTTAAAAGTTCTAGTGAAGTAGAATACGAAAACTTTATAGATACTGTACGATATAGTTATACAGCAATTGGTTCTACAACAGAAACAAATCAAAATGGTTATTATTACTACAAAATTTTAAAATCTACACCAGAGTATCACACTTATCTAAAAAATGCTTCTAATAAAAACAAGCAAAGAATTATAACAAAATTTGAATTGTCTATTTTTGATATAGATGAGAGCAAAACAAAATTTTATATAGGGTGTATTCCTAATGTAGATACAAACAACACTTCAGGATACGACATCGAAGTATTAGTAAACGGTAAGAAACGAGAAGATTTTACTTACAGTGATACTGGTTATATAACGTTTACATCTTTTAATTTTGTAGTCAATGACTTAATTGATATTAGTGTGTTAAGTGATAGTGGATTATTATCAAATGACTCCATATCAAAATACGAACTACCATTAAGTTGGAGAGGTAATCCTTTTAACAATGATGTTACTACTATTGCAGAACCTGAATATTTGCCACATTTTAAATCATATATCCAAGATCAAAAAAACTTTACAGGCAATGTACTAAGTTCAAATAATTTTGCAAATTTAGAAAAAGATCCATCTAAAGCAGATCAGATTATACAAGCAACACAAGACACTATTTTAGGTGCATTTTTATTAGACGATCAAGAACATAATCTTGTAGATGCATTGAGATTTAATAATAGAGAATTTACAAGATACAAACGTAGATTTAAAAAAGAACTTACTAACTATTTCAATGTTACTGACGTAACAGAGTTATCAAACGAATTTATACTAGAAAAAGTATTAAGAAGTTTAATCAGTTATAGTGTAGGTAAAAAGGTATTTAACCAAACATATATTTTACCGTTTGGAGATAATTACACAGAAGAAAAATTCAGTATTTCATCTTTAGATCAAGTTTCTTTTACTCTAACAAACTATGCAGATTTAGATAAAATTGAAAACAGTTTATTAATATATCTAGATGACAGCAATAACAACAGAACATTACTTGAAGTAGATACAGATTATACTATCACATCTTTTAACCCAATTACTGTAACATTGTCTGCAACGTCTGGTTATTCTATAGGCAACACAGTTATATCTAAATTATATAATCAAGATAGAGATAGTGCCCAATGTCCGCCTACACCAAGTACAATGGGATTATATCCATTATATACTCCTACTATAGAAGTAGATAGCAGTTTCCAAACTGATCAAAGTTTACTAGTTGGTCATGACGGAAGTAAAACATCTTTATATAATGATAGACGAGATGATATTTTACTTGAATTTGAAAAAAGAATTTATAACTCTGCAAAAGCAGAATTTAGAGAAAATAATAGTTTAGCAGATCTAAATGTTGCAGTTGTTAAACCAGGAGCATTTAGAAATACATTCTATAGTCAAAACGACTGGAACGATTTATTAAATCTAAATTATGCAAACTGGGTGTCATCTAATAACCTTGATGCAGTAACTAACGAATTTTTTGATGCTGATGATTCTTGGACATGGAATTACAGAGGCGACTCAGACTTGCCGGGGCACTGGAGAGGCTGGTATGAATACTATTACGATACAGTAAGACCTCATACACACCCTTGGGAAATGCTTGGATTTACAGAAATACCAAGTTGGTGGATTAACCAGTATGGCTCTGATTATAGTTTATCTAATACATCTCTTTGGCACGATTTAGAACATGGTATTATTAGACGTGGCACTAGAGAAAACTTTACCAATTTATTATATTTAGAAAGCAATTTTAATCCGTTTAGAAGAAAAGGACTTAAAAATTATTATCCAATAGATAGTAACGGAGCATTAAGATCTCCGTATGATATTACGTCAACGCAGACTACAACAAGAACAGTATCTTACACTAATGCTAGTGCAAATACATCAGCAGGTTATGTAACAACTAGTTTCTTAGAAACAGACGGTAGCAATGTAAACTTTGATGCATATAATGTATACATTACTAGTAATAATATATCTAATTATGCTACAAATAAAATTGATAAATCATCAGATTTATATCCAATAGCACAAAAAGAATTAACGTATAACGTAGTAAGAGCGGATCTAACAACAGGTGTAGCGGCTAACAGTACTGTACTACCAAGTAACGCAATAGGTGTACTTACAAACGGTCTACCGTTATACAATCCAAAAAGTAGTACGTCATACAATGACGAAGATGTATGGCATTATGATATTGGATACCAAAATAAATCAAACAGAGCGGCAGGCATTATATCAAGTACAAATGCAGATGGCATAATAGTATCACATGTTATTACAGAAGATATGTCGAATACAACTGCTTGGGGTAATAGCACAACACACTCTGGTATTGTTGGCTGGGCATTTGACGGATTACCGATTTATGGCCCATATGGATATACTGATCCTTCAAACACATCAAGTGGAATTACAAATATTAAAAGTGCATTTGTACTCAAATCTACAAATAGAGCAAGTGGACCTGGCGGAAAGCATACTGGAGTTTTTGTAGAAGACTACGAATTAGGAAGTGGAAATGTAGCGGATGGTTATGCTGATAAATGGAATCATAGAACAGGTTTAACTCCAGACTCGCCAAATGTACAAATTGATTATTATGTTGTAACAATAGACGATGACGGTGAACCTATGTTCCCTTACGCAGTAGGTGGTGGCACAGAAGTTTTTGAATCATCAAATCTTTCTTTTGCAAGTACATATTTTAAAATTGCATATGATGTAACTAATAATTCCAACAATCAAGGATACACGGTTCCTACAAGCGAAGTTGCTATTTCCAGTACAGAAGTAATCACAAAAACATTTACTCCTGCTAGAAACTCTACATGGAGAATCGGTGACGGAGCATCAGTTGAAAATGCCTGGAAATATTCAGAAGAATATCCATTTGCAGTTACAGAAGGATTGTTATTAGCAAGGCCAGGATTATTTGCTACTTTGTTCAGTGACCCAATAAAACTTTATAATCCTACAGCAAATAAAAAACAATATCTTAGTACAGTAACACGAAGAAAATGGGATTTCAGAGATACTAATGATTTTGCTATTCATGGCGATATAAACGATAATGGCGAAATGATTACAAACATTGGTTATACCCAATTTATTAATAGTTGGCTAAAATTCCAAGGATTAGACGTAAACAATTTTGCAGATAAATTAAGAACAATAAATTTAAAATTAGGACATAGGCTTGCAGGTTATGTAGACAAAGATACAATGATTCTAAGTTTAGATCAATACAGTACAACTGGTAGTAGTACAAACTTAATTATACCAGAAGAAAATATTACTGTAAATGTTCACAAGTCACCGTTTAAAACAAGAAATTCTTATAGTGGTGTAATAATAGAAAAATCTACTAACGGATATAAAATTAGAGGGTATGACAAAACAACTGGGTATTTTGAATACTTACCAGGCGATACTCGATATGAAAAACAAAATGTATCAGCAGGTGGTACACCTGTTGATTATATCAGTTACACTGATAATACTTCATATGACGAACAAGTATATGTAGAATATAACGATACATTCTATGTTTCTAAATCAACAGTTCCGAGTTCAGAAAATTTCAATCCTATATATTGGACAAGTTTAAGTGCTTTACCTTTAGAAAATGCCGCTACAGGTGTTTACTATCAAAGAGATACAGGTGTTATTACTAGAGCATACTACGAAACAGAATATTCAGATATCCAAGATGTATTTGATATACTTGCTGGTATAGGTAGATATCAAACTAGTTTAGGATTTGACTTTGGCGAATACGATGCTGATATAGGTGATGTAAGAAACTGGGTGTATTCAGCAAAACAATTTTTATTCTGGACTACAGGAAGTTGGCAAATAGGTAATACAATAGAGTTATCACCATTAGCAACTAAAGTAATGTTCGAGGCACCATTAGGCTTCGTAGCACAAATAAACAAGATAGATAGAAATCAATTTAGTATCATGGATAGGCAAGGTGTTGCTATTGATCCTAAGGCATGCGATATAATCAGAGAAAATAATATATTAACTGTTAGTCCACCGGCTGATATCGAAATTTATAGTATTACATTATATACAGCAGAAATAGAACATGCCATGGTGCTTGATAATACAACTGTATTTGCTGACACAATTTACGATCCTTTTGTAAATCAAAAACAAAATAGAATTAAGATTAAAGCAACCAAAACTGCTAACTGGAACGGTAGATTTTTAAGTGAAGGTTTTATTATAGATGGTGACGAACTTAAACCTAATTTAGACAACCTAGCAGAAACAATGGGCAAATACCATGAAGTTGGTTTTGTTCCTGTTGAAAAACAAGTTTACGAAACAGCAAGAAGTTTATATGGCTACAAAGAAAGAGATTTCTTAAATGAGTTAGATATTACTGATGATCAACAATTTGAATTCTACAGAGGTATGATTCAAAATAAAGGAACAAATACAAGTCTTAGTAGAATAGGAAGAAGTAGTTCAATTGTTCAAGGTGAAATGCAAGTTTACGATGAGTGGGCAATTAAGGTAGGTGATTTTGGAGACCTTAACAACGATCAAACAGTAGAATTAAAATTAGAGAAAAAAGACGTAGTACAAGATCCACAATTAATCACATTATCATTTCCAGAAGATACTACAGGAATTATAGATAGAATTGATGTACTATCAAACACAACTGTTTATTACGAAACACCAAATATTAATATAGGTGCACCTAGCAGTGGAACTCAAGCAACAGGCACAGTATTATTAAATAGCGATAAAAAGTTAAGTTCTATAAATTTAATAAACCAAGGTACAGGATATGCTACTGCACCTAGTGTAAAATTAGAAGCAAGTAATACATCTATTATACTTAAAGGTAATACTGCTACATCTTCAAGTGCAATAACTACTGTAAATGAATATGGAATTGTAGATGGGAATATAACATATGATTACATATGGCCGGCTGGCGTATATGTTGATACAACAACGGCTACACCTAGTAATGCTAATAGTTCTACTCAAATAGTGAGTATATCAGCAAATAGTAGTTTACGATTAGCCAATGTACAATTCACATCAGATAATAGTGCAATAGATAGCATATATTATAATGCTAATACATCAGCAGTAAGTTTTACAGAAGGATTTTTTAATCAATATGGTAGTAGTGTAGGTGTTGCAGTTGTTCGTGTAGATCCTACAATTAGTGCTAATACAACTAATTTATCAGGTCTAAGCAACTTAATTATTACAGATAATTTAAGCGGTGATTCCGCAACAATAGATTTAAGTAGCATTTCAGATGTAAATGATATAGTAACAGCAATTAATACTAACGGCAATATAAATGCGTCTGTATCAGCAAACGAAATCACAAGCACAATAAACTTGAATCCATCAGCAAATGTTCAGTATGATGCCAACACCAAAGCATATACAGGTGAACCGTCTAATGTATCAATAGTTTCAACATTATCTATTTCAGGTAGCGATTTCACATTAGCAGATGATGACTCTAATACAACTTTAGGAAAATTATTATTGTCAAGTGGTAGATATCAACCTAGAAGAAGATACGGGTTTATTGTTGCAGATAATATAAATGATACAACATTAAGCAATTTAGATTACGCAAATGTAATGCAAGTGTCTATAGAAGGCACAGCAATAGATTCTACCAAGTATACACTAGACCCAGGTGATAGATGGTCTATTACTAATACTAGTGGTAAACTAACATCGGGTAGTATTGCATTTGATTTAGACACAGGAATTGTAAATAGTTCAAATACTTTTGTTACTGAAAATATTGCAAATATAGAAGGCATATACGAGTTCATAGATGTTTATGTAGACAATGTTAAATTAGAAAACAATGTAGATGTTAGAGTATTTGAAGTACCAAATGTTAGTGCAATATCATTCCCAGATGTATCCAAATTACCAAACGAAGGATTAGAAACAACATCTGTAATATCTATTGTAGAAAAAGCAACTATTGATTTAGATGCCACAACTGTTACAAACGACATACCAGGAAACACATTAAGAATTATTGCATACACAGAAGATGATTTAAGTTTAAAATTAGGCTTACAAAGAAGTTATGATATAACTCCTGATGCAAGTGACGATGAAGTAATATTAATAGATATAGATGATACAGATAGATTCCTTAAAAAACCTCTAGGAGTTAGAGATTATAAATTATGGGCAAACACATCTAATGTAACAAGTTACGGTATTACAGATAGCAAATTTAATCCACTCCCAAATAGCGGATATATAAATTCTAACAATGTAGATTTCCAAGCATTTGATGTTCCTAGTATTTCAAATTTATTTGACGGTGATGTAATATACAAACCAGAAACAAACGATTTAATACATGTTGCTAAAAGCGAAAACGATGACTGGAATGTTTATAAATTATCAAAAGCAAATACTACATTATCTTTTATAGAACAAGCAGGTGGCGATGCAACAACGTATCTGTACTCAAAAGGTAAAAGTTTATTTGATTACTTAGATGCTAATTTAATTGGCGGTAATGATAACGGCAGATATCTAGATTACCATTTAGTACTTAAAGATACAGACTTAGTAGATCAGTTTGTAATTTGGACTAACGAAGAAGTAGTTGATAGAAAACATGTAAGCATATCAGACTTTGGTGGCGTAAACATGCTAGAAGCAAACATTTCTAGTTTAGGTCCAATTACTAGTGCAAATGCAAATTCTACATATAGTAATTCAATTTATGGTATAAGTTCTTTTAGTCCAGCAAGTAGTGGTTATACAAGTGCAAGTGCTATACTTATAGGCAATAATACTGTACAAATAAATTCACAAACTTATAATTTAGAAGACGGTGATACTGTAGAATTTTATGCTGTAGATAATACAGATACATTATATTCGACGTCAAATATACAATATGTTCATGCAAATGTTACAACAAGTGTTAGCAGTAGTTCTAATGTAATAACATTTCCTAGTCCTCCTGCAGGAGTAGACGCAGATAACTTAATTTATTTTAGTACATATAATAATGATGTAGGCGCACCAATAGACCTACACTCAGAAGAAGAAAGTTTATATCTTGCAGATGCTAATAGCACACTATCATATGTGAATGAATCTAATGTTGTTATACCATCAGGTTCTCTTCCTTTACTAGGAGCAACTGCTAATAGTGTTACACTATCAACTATTGTAAATAATCAAATAAAGATTACTGTAAATACAACAGGTATAGAAGAAGGTGATACAATACGTTTAGTTGCATCTAATGTAGAATTTCATGATAGTACATGGGCAGTATCTAATGTAAATTCTAGCAGTAATTACATAATTATAGAAAGTGATGATTGGATAGATCAATCAGATAATTTAGGAATTGTTGACAAAGATACCATAGGACTAACTGGATTTAACTTACAAGATGTAAGTAATCTACATGCTAATTCATATACAGTAAGTAATGTTGGTCTAACAAGTTTTACAATTGAAGACGCAAACATTTCAGCAAATGTAGATTCATCTAATTTAACTTTTTCGTATTTTGGTAAAACACAAATTTCAACTACAGCAGATCACAACATTAGTTCAGGTGAATTTGTTAAAGTTATAGGCGGTACATATTCAGGATACCATTATGCAGAAACAGTATCAGCAAACACCTTTGTTATAAATGTTCCATATAATGCAAATGCTACTGCAAATACTTCAATATCAAATGTTATTACACAAGGTATACAAATCACAACAACAAGTGACCATGGCATTTCAGGAAAATATGTAGGTAAAAGAATTGCAGTACATATGGCTGAACCTAGATATTATAACCAAGTATTTACAGTAAGTGATGTACCAAGTTCAAATACAATTATTATCACTCAAGGATTTAGTTATGCAGATGTGGCTAATGCACAATCAAACGGTGCTGTATTAACAACATTAGATCATAATAAAGTTAGAATGAATAATGCAGATATTGTTGTTGATAATATAAACAACGAAAGAGCAGTAGTTAGTAGTTTTAATAGAGCATTAGATCTGCGTAGAGGATTTATAGACGACGAAAATGGTGAGTTCTCAATGAGTATTCCTATGTTTACTAGCATAGATAAATCATTTAAAAACAACGATGTCGATCCATTAATGACAGCAGGCGGTATGCCATATGTAACACAGTTAAAAAATGTTGCAGGTTTGACACAGGTAGGTGTTATGCCAATTGATCCTATGGTAGAACTACCTAGAGGATTTGCAAAAGATGGATTTATAACAGGGCAAAAAATTAATCCAGCAACAATAGGCGATGCAGATTACGATCTTAATCCTTCTAGAATCCCATACAGTAAAATAAATTCTGGACCATTTACACCAAAAATTATAGGCAATAGTTTATACGATCCAACTGGCAGTTTACAATCAGTGAACTTTGGACAGGCTGGCAATGGAGTAGATTTCTTAACAAGCGATAATGCAAAACCTCTTAGAGTACCTCTTTGGAATATTGATAAAAATGCAGTTACAAAACCTGCAGGATTAGGTACAGCACATATAGGTAAACCAATCATCGATCCTAGTAAAGCAATAGTACAGGCTAAGAAAAAAACATGTGGACCAGAAGCATGTATAACTCAGCCAGTTCCTAAAAAACCAATCAATGTTCCAACAACAAAATTTGAAAGAACAAACTATGGCGGAACTGTAACTGCTGGTAACGTTTCTGGTGTTGGTAAAGGTGCTAGAAGATGGGGTTCACAATATTCAGGTTACTATGTAAACACAGGTAAATCGTCAGGACAGGCATCAAAAAACGGTGGAACAAGTGGTAAATTTGGTATACAACCTAGAGGATTATTTGGTGCAGTTGCTTGGTACGACAATGGAAGTAGATCTAGTGTAAGTGCTAGTTTGACATTTAGTGTTGCAGGAACATTTTATTTACATGCTTACCAGGCAGGTAAAGGAGACTTTGGAACAACATACGTTCAAATAAATGGTGTACAAACTAAAGGTAAGTATGTTGGTAAATATGGCACATACAACTCTACAGGTGCTGTATACGAGTTTACAGCAGATGCTGGCCAAACAATTACAATAAGTGCAGTTGGAAAAGGTGGCGGAAATCATTGGGGGTCAATTGCTTTCCATATAAGTGCTAGAAAAGATACATTAACAATAGAAGGTCCTTATAGACAAGTTACAGTAGGTGGAGAACCCACTACTTCAAATGCAACTAAATCTAATAATTTACATGGTAAACCAGATTTAGAATTTTGTCAACAAACAACTAGATCAAGAGGTGTAAATGATGACTGGTTCTTTGCACCAGCAGGTAGCGGACAAGTAGATTTAATTTTTGATAACTTCAGTGGTGCTGATGGTTATCAAATATTCCAAGGTACTAGTAGAGGACAAGAAAATACATTAGTATATTCATCACTACCAGATAAAATAGTAAAAGCAAGTTCAGACGAAAAACAAGAATTATTATTACAGGCATCATCCTTATATAAAACTGTAAATGGACAAACTAATAAGTTTAGTTCACAGCAAACAATTAAAGACTTTATAATTGCACCAAAAAATTCCCAAGGTCTAGGTGTTAGATATGGTGGTAAACTATCATGGTATCATGATAGTAGTAAAGGTGCATACATAAAAGTTCGTGTATTAAAACAAAGTAGTGTTTATAGATTCTTAATAAAATTACCAAAAGTAGCACCACCAATAGACAATCCAAATCCTGGTACAGGGTGTACACAGGTTACTGTTTATCAACCGGGTGTAGCAACACCAACAGGTGGAAGTCAATCACCAATATACCAGCCAACTGGTAATCCTCAGACTACCAAGAAAGGTGGTGGCGGTGGTGGTGGATACATGAGTGTCGGCGGCGTCGGAGGAGGCGGTGGCGGTAGAGGCTCTACTAGATCTCATACTGGAAAATATTATTATCAAATGAACTTTGGTGGCTTTGGAACTCCTGCAATGGCAGGCTATAGTTTTGTTCCTACTGTATTTAAGAAAACAATTAAAGTTGCCAGCACACCTAATTTTGGTTCATTCCAGCAATTAGATGATAGTATATATGTAAACAGTACTAGTCAAAGAGTTACTGGCGGTATAACATTACCTTTAGCAAAACCGTTGTCAAGAAAAGCACAGATAGGACCTAAAGCATTACGAAGTGTAGATCTATCTACATTCCCTATATTCGATGAACTTATTGGTAACAACAGTGGTAACTTCTATAGAAATAATAATACAGTAAGTTACAGACCAAGAAAGATAGGCAGTACAATAAAATTATCAGACGGTACTATAATTAGCAATGTTCTAAATACTATAGATTTACAAGATGTAATAGGTGGAGACAA